CACGCCTGCAGCCTTCGCCAAAACAGCGGCGGGCTTGGAAATAATTCCAGACCCATACTCATCATTGGTGGTGATTGAGTTCGACTGGTTTTTCTGACTGAGCTTCTTGCCTCCCTTCTTACCAGCCTGGGAAACAAGCGCGACCTGACTAGTAGGCATAGTGAGAACAACGTCCTCAGCCCACAGGTAGATCGTAACAGTAACGGGGTCATCACCTCCATTTGCATGAAGAAGATTACCAAAAGACTTAACGGTAATTTCACCCATACTGTTATAGTCTTGATCAGTCAAGGAAAGATAGTTATCCTCCCAGAAGAAGGGCATACAAAGCTCTCCTCCAGTGTTTTTGGTAGGGTTCAAGAAAAAGTGCGGCTTCTGAGAAGCTGCAACAAGATCAATATTCAAAAAATTACGCTCAACTGTAATCTGGTCAATACCAGACAGAGGATTGTAACTAGCCAAAGCGCGACCATAGTGGAACTTAGTTCCACTAATGACCATCTTGCAATGCAATTTCATGCGCAAAAGCTCATAATTCTTGATCTTATCCTGTACAAAAGGATTTTCAATAAACTCCTTCCAAGGATTAAACTGGTAAAAGAAAGGCTGCGAAACAGCCCAACTCTGAACCGACTGACGGATGGGGCGAGCCAAAAACTCGCCTAGTTGAGAATTTGAAGCCTCAACTGCATCCATAGTGCTATCATAAGATCCGTGCACTTCTGTGGTCCAACCAGCATCCTGATCGGCGAAAGCAGTAATCTGCTCCGTCGCCATAGGTGTTGACTCGCTCATAGTCAGTCCTGGTTCGCTATTAGTGGTGTCAGCAACTCCACTTTGCGAAACAAGAACGTCATCATTGAGGGATCGAACGAGTCTGTTTAATTCGCGGTTTTCCGCCTTTAGCTTATCACAATGGCTATATTTACGTGCCAATGAACACCTAAGCGTTTTATTCTCCTTCTTAAGGAATGCGATCTCGTCATAAAGACCAGATACATCAAAGGAAGGAATGCGCCTCAAAGGAGCATCCCAATCGAAGTCTTTGCCGTCATGAACGGCTGGTACTGTCTCACCAATTGTAGTCATTCTTTCAAATTTACTAAGGTCCATTTAAAAAATCCTCGTACGCGCTAGCCTCATAGCACGCCGATTAATCCCTGTCTCGGGTGACTAACCCTCCGGTAAAAACCGGTACCGCACGAGGGCGGTGTCTACATTACAGTTTTCCTTACTCGAACTAAAGCTCAGGATTCTTCTATTCTAGTAGGTAACTACCTGTAACGGGATAACTTCAACTTAATGTGCATGTTCCTACGCACAGCTGACAATATTTTACGTCCTATCAGCGGGACGAAGCCGCGCACTTAAGCGCGGTTTCCAAGTTCAAACTTGGAACGATACCAGTCAAGGCGCTCATCATAGCTGGGAAGATCACTAATGTAACCCATAATCCCAGTCTCACGAGCAACCTGCATCAACTGATCCCGCTTTTCCTCATAGACCTCACGGCCAAACTCAAAATACTTAAGAGCTGCATTGTTAATTGCTTCAGCGGAAGATTGCTCCTTGGACAAGACGTCACTCTCAATATGAGTGTGCAACATCTTGGCCAGGGAACCCTCCTCACACGGACAACGATAGAGACCAAGCTCATCATCGAAAACAGCAAAATGCTTGAGGAAACTCGCTTCAGAAAGACGAATGTACGGAACGGATTCCGCATCCTTCTCAGCCATGGTGTACGTAATGCCCATAGAGGCAAACACCTCAGCAATGCGAGTGTGATTGATATCAGAGTAACCCTTCTTAACGGTCATGAT